CCTACTTGCTTTTGCCGGCCTTCCGGCGTCTCGCCTTGCGGGCTTTCTCCAGGCGCGCGAGCAGTTCAGCGCGCGGCGTGTGCGCGGCTGCGTGTTCGGCGAGTCGGCGGCCATGCGCGCGGCGCGCCTTGGCGGTCAGCTGGTCCCGCTGGCGGATCAAGGCGTTGACGACCTTGGGCGGGAGCACAATCCGGACGTGGCGCGTCCCGTCCACGTAGGTGATAAACGCATAGTCGCCAATCTCCGGCTGGCGCGCGGTCCGGACGATGAATGTCTGAACAAGTCCGACTAGCGGCGTCGTTTCGACGTGCGTGAACGGTTCGGTAAAGGTGGCGATACCCTCAAGGCTGCCAGACAAGCGATCAAACGGATCAATCGTCGGCGGATGGTCGGGCGGTGCGGGTGTGTCGTGTCTCATGTCTGGCGGTCTCCTGGTGCCGCCGTGCGTGGTTTACCGGGGTTGCCGGATACCGTCCGGCGCGGCAGTTCGTAACCACGATCCGGCCGACGCCACAGTAGGCGCGTCGGCGCGGTCCTAGCGGCGAACTAGTCGCGTACGATGTCGTTCGGTTCCCATTCAGGCGCGTGAACAGTCCAGGTAAACCAGTTACCGCGCGTGTCGGCCTTCAGCGGTACGGCCAGCGTGTCCCACGCGGGCGGCGTGTCCGGGTGGGCTGTGCAGTGGCGACACTGACAACCGCCGTCGATCGGGCGTGCGTACTCGGGCGGAATACGGATGTAGATCGCGCCGCGCCACACGCGGAGCACGCGCCAGCCGGCTGCGCGCATATGGATCTGGTTGGTCATGATGACGGGGATCGAGTTGGTGACGCGCATGATCTGCTCCTGGTGCATCAAAACGAAAACTGCGCGCGAGCCGGCGCGATCGGTGCCGGCACACGGGCCGGCGGCTGTGTCGGTGGCGGCGGTGGCGGCACGGGGACGGGATGCCCCGAGCCGGCGCTGTACGGTTTGCTGTCGGGATAGTGGCTCGGCGTCTCGATCGGCGCGGCGGTCTCCTCAGCGCGGTGTTTCAGCACGGCGGCGATGCGGTGCCGCACGGTGCTGATGGTGTCGACGGCGGCCGGCAGAATGTCGCGGGCCGTCACGGCGATGTAGGCGGCGTGTTCGGCAAGTTCCAGGTCGCGATCGGCGAACAGGCCGTAGGTCTCCTCGTGCGCGAGCAAGTACGCGAGTACGGACAGGCCGTGATAGGCGACGGGTTGCCCGGGCTCGAGGTGTGGGCGTGGCGGATACATCGGTGTCGTGGTCGAAGGATACATCGGCGTTCACTCCTCAGAAGGTGAAGCGGCGCGCGGGTGTGGTGGCCGGCGCGGCGGTGATGGGGACGGGCGGCGTCTGGCGCGCGAGCGGCGCGTTATACCCGACGCTGCCGGCGAACGTGTACACGGGGTCGGGGTCGGGCTTGGTGCTGATCGACGGCGGCGGTGTGGCGGTGTCGTCCTGGTCGTCCTGGTCGTCCTGGTCGGCGGCGGTGACGTCGGCGCGGTGCCCGGTCGGGCAGTCGGCGGCAAGGTGATACGTCCGGCCGTATCCGCCGTAGCGGATTTTGTCGCCCACGGCGATGGGCTGGCGGCAGCGTTTGCAGGTGCCGGCAAACTTGGCGGTGATGGTGCGAAACATTGGCGTTACTCCTCTGAACAGTCGGCGCGGTCATTCGCGGCGCTGGCGGAGTGGCCCGAAGCGCGATACCTCGGGCCCTACCGTCAGCGTCGGAGTTACGCGGCGACGAGTCGCGAGCCTTTGGCGATCACCTTCGCGGCGATTTGGTCGAGGAGATAGCGGCTGTCCTGGAAGCCGCTGGCTTGTGACGTTTCGGTCAGGCCCTGCGCGATGCCCCAAAAGCTGCGCGGCGATGCGGTGAACTTGTCGGACTGTTCGACCGCCCGATACGCTGCTTCGGCCTGTTCCACGGTCGCCCCGAGCTTGCGGAGTTCATCGGTCACGCCGTCCTGCGTCTGGGCGATTTGGTTCGCAATGAGGGAGCGCACGATGGCTTCGTCGGCGGCGGCGCTGCGCGCAGTCCAATCGTGGGCGATGCGGGCAATCTGGCGGATGGCTTCGCGGTTCAGGCCCGTGCCGACGTGCCGGCGGCGAAAGCGCTTGTCGATGACGGCGCCCCACAAGTTATGGTTGCCGCACACGTACTCGAAGAGGATCTGCTCAATCACGAGCGCCGATGCCCCAACCTCGGAGTTCCGCAGCATCAGGCCCCGATACATCTGGCCGTTGCCGCCACGGATCGAGGGGTCGTTCACGATGCTGCCGCCGTTGGTCAGGATGACGAAGCTGTCACGGTCGCCCCGATACACACCGGCCGGTTCCCCGCTCCAGGTCGGCGGCGTCGTCCACCGCTGATCCTGCTGCGTGATCATCTGGTCGACCGCGCGGTAAAACGGCGCATCCCAGACGCGGCCGTACTTGTCGGACGTCGCGGCGCGCGTGGTCAAGGTGCCGTCGTCGCCTTGGCGGATCAACAGCTGGAAGTCTGAGGCGGGCGGCGTCGTCTTCAGGCCGTGATTGAGGCAATCGGCGGCGAGATCGGCAGGGATGCGGCGGAGGTAGTCAGCGGGCGCCCCAACCGAACGGCAGAACTGCCCAAACGACCAGTGCGTGAATCCGGCCGTGGTCCCGCTGGGCGATGCGAGGATGACGCGGCTGTCGTCGGCGACGGTCCGCAGGTCCTTGGCGTTAAAGGTGAATTCCAGGCTGGCATCTTTCTCCAACTGGGCGGCGGTGATCATCTCCCCGAGGCTGGCGTAACGCTCATCCTTGGGGCGATTGGCGTACTGGCGGGCGGCGGTCGTGATCGTGGTCGTCATGGCGTTCTCCTGGTCCCCTGCGGTGTTCTCAGGGTCTGGTGCGGGCGGCGGTATTGCCGCCCGGTGTGAACCGTTCAAGCGGTTCTATCTGGCCGGCAGCGGGGCTGTCGGGCAGATACAAACGCGAGCGGCGTTACTCAAGCGTCGCGGCGGCGACGGCGGCCTTGTGCGCGCGGCGGAGTTCCGTCTGTACTTCTGTGGCGCGGTGCAAGGTGATTTGAATGTCCGCGAGTACTTCGGTCAGTGCGTCTCCGGTCATCCGGAGGTGCTGGGCGGCGACGGTGGCATCGTGCAGCCGCGCCAAAAGCTCGCGCAAGTCACGCGGTGTCGGGGCTGCTAGGGGCTGAACGGGTGCCGTGTGGGTCGGTGTGGGGCCGTGTGGGTCTCTCCGGTCCCGTGTACGCCTGTCGCTGATGCGTCGTTCTGCGCTCATGTGTTCCCTCTGATACCCAAGTGGGTCTGTCTGGAACCTTTACCGGCTGTGCTAGGTTTCGGCCGTTTCCGAAAACCGCTGTCAAGGACAATATCGTCCGATGCAATCGGAAGATCAAGCCCCGATTCAGTAATTTACGTCTCGGATCAATCCTTTGACCATAATTTGTTCGGCCGATGCCGTATGATTCCGCTGCTGCAATTGCCGGTACGTACTAGCTACTGCTGCTGCTTCGGTACTGGTTGTACCTGAGCGGCTGCGGGGCTGAGGTGGGGGCCGTTTTTATTTGCTGTTAGGGGTTGATGGATAACGCTGCTGAGTTGCTGCCAGACAAAGCCGAAACGGTGCGCGTCCCAAAACGGAGACGTAAGGTCACTGTGGTCGATCATGTGCTGGTGATGCGACTGGCTGATAACGATCCAAAACTGAGCTTTCGACAGATTGGGAAACAGCTAAACCTAGACGATCGCAGTGTTTCGAGGATTCTACGGCTGCGTGAGATTAAACCAGCTGACATACTCAAGGCGGGAGCGGGAAAAGCTGCACAAGCGTGGATACGCGCAATAGGTCCTGCGGCCGCCAAAGGTGATCACCGAGCCGCAAGAGACTTACTGTTACATACCCGCAGTATCGAACCTATCAAGGCCGATAACACACCCGGCATAACTATCGTGTTCGGCACTGGGTTACTTCCAGGCTGTGAATCCCATAACTCACGGGAATTAGTAGTAGATATTCCTAAACAATTAGAACAACGTGAATCAGAACGTGATTGAGCGCAGCCGAGCCGAGACGGGGTGGACATCGGGGCGCGAAGTCGCCCAGGGGCCCCGACGACACGTAGTTACTAACCTACAGAAAATTTTCACCTCACAGATCGCAGACAGTGCAGTCACAGCAGATGTATCTGAGTGGCTTCGGTACTGAGAGTCGCAGCAGGAACAGTGACACAGTATCAGTACAGGGTAGTTGCTGAAACACAAGCAGGGGTGTGCTGTGGATAGCCGCTACGATCAGCCCAGCGACGATTCGTGGCGCGACAGGATTACCGCTGACCATCAGCGCGTCTGTGATCATTGCGGCAAGCGCGAAGCCGATTGGTCAGACGTCGGCGAGTATCTGGTGCGGTTTCTCTGTGAGGATTGTCTCCGGCAGCTGTGGCGGGCGCAGCGCGAGCACGAGGCCACACGATGACCTACGTCCCGCCGATTTCGCCGACCAAGCCGCCGAAGGATTTTCTCGCCCCGCCGCAGAAGCATCTGCCGGGCAGTGTGACGCTGCGCCGCCGGGCGCTGCTGTCTCAGATTGAGGGGATGACCGACCCGGTGCACCGGAAAAAGCAGCAGGATTCAGATTCCCAGCTGGCGACCAAGCAGAAGGGGCCGCCGCCCCGGTCGAGAGGCTGACGGTGCCGCTCGTCAAATCCGGCAGCCGCTCGGCCATACGGGAGAACATCATCGAGATGATGAAGGCGGGGCATCCGCAGAAACAGGCCGTGGCGGCTGCGCTCGATACGGCGCGGAAGGCAAGCGGAGCGAGCGGAGCGGGCGCGAAGATTCCGAAGAAAAAGACATGAGGCGCGTCCTGACGGTCCGGGAGGCGGCTGAGTTTCTGACGGTAAGTCCGTACACCATCCGCGCGTGGATTCGGGAGCGGCGGCTGGGATACGCGAAGCTGGGCCGGTCGATCCGGATTCCGGTGGAGGAACTAGAGCGCGTCATGGTCGAAGGGTTTCGGCCGGCTGAGGGCCAATGGCCTGAGGATGTGATGCGGACGAGTAAGGATCCGCAGTAAGTGCTGATCCTTTGGGCGGTCCTGGTCGGGTGTGCGGTCGGGCTGGTGCTCCTGGTGGTGGTCTATCTCAAGCGCCCGAAGGATCTGTCTGGAAGCACGACAGCGCCTGTCCGGAAACAGCCGGGGAAGGACTAAGCGGTGCCGCTGCTGACCCTGATCGTCGTGCTGGTGATTATCGGGCTCTGTCTCTATCTGGTGGAGACCTACATCCCGATGTCGCCGCCGATCAAGGTGGTGCTGCGGGTGGTCGTCGTGCTGGTGCTGGTGGTCTGGCTCCTGAGTCTGGTCGGGATTGTCGGGCCCACGCTGCCGAGGATTCGGTAAGTCATGGCCAAAACGAGACCACGGAGCAGAAAGAAACGGCGGATCACGGCGTCAGAACGCCGGATCGTTCAGCTGCAGATAGCCATTGACCTGCTAGAAGCCGGATTGTCACGGGCGCAGCGGCGCGCCCGCGCATGGCGGGATAAGTGGGTCGAGGCGCAGCACGAGTTGGGCGTGGTGCGCGCGAGGGCGATCGCCGTGGAACCGAACAATGTCTGCTGAGAGGACACACCCTGTAAGTGCTCTCCGGGACCAGGAGAGTACTTGCATGGTCAGTGCCGCCGATTTTGAACGCTGGTTTTTGCGCGACGAAGCGATCCGCCCGCTGCCGGTACCGCTGGCTCGGGATGCCACGCCTGAGCGCCGCACCGCCCGAGCGGATCGCCGTCGCGCCACACATGATCGGCGGTGGGAACAGGCACGCGGACGGCGCTTCCGTCTCGCGGATCGGAGGCAGCTGTGATTCCGCTGGGAGCGAGACCGAATCCCTTACTCGGACAGACGGCGGCGGCGAGTGCGCCAGCGATGGCACCCGCCGGGGGCCCGGCTGGGGCCAATCCGTTGCGCCAGCTGATCCTGCAGATGCTGATGGCCAAGCTGGCCGGCGCGAAACCGAGCGGCGCGTCGGCTGCTGCTGCCGCTCCGGCACGGGCCACGGGTCGGGGCGGTGGCGGCGCGACACCGCCGGGCGGCGGGACCGGCAATCTCAATCAGCCGGGCGCGTCCGAGTCCGAGGAAGAAAAGGGCCAATCCACACGCGCGATCGCGGCGCGCGGGAAGGCCGGGCGGCCAATCCGACGGATCTAGATCCGTGGCGACCTACTACGTCGATGTCGTCAATGGGAATGATGCCTGGACGGGCAACAATCCCACGGGCGGCAGTCCCAACGGGCCGAAACAGCACATCACGGGCGCGAGCGGCGGGATTTCTCGGCTCGCGTCCGGCGATACGCTGATCATTGCCACCGGGACCTACGACGAGGCGATCACCTCAGGGACGATTCCGTCAGGCACATCCTGGTCGAATAAGACACGGCTGGCGGCGGCGACCGGCGCGAGTGTCTGGCTGGTCAAGACGGGCAGCTTCGACTACAGCCTGGATCTCCACAGCGGCGAACACTACATCGAGATCGATGGCCTGAACATCGACGGGAGCAATTCCACCTACGGGCCGTTCAAAATCGAGTCGGTGGTGGCCGGATCGGTCGATACGCATCACATCCGCTATCAGAACGCCGAAGTCAAAAGCACGCACAGCAAGCAGCATCAGGGCTGCATCATCGTCAATCCGCTGAGTAATACCGCCAGTTCAGGCTGTGAATTCATCAAGCTGAAGGTGCACAGCATCGGCCAGAACGATTTCAATCACGGTTTCTATCTCGAATCCAGTAACGTGCTCGTCGATGGCTGCGAAGTCTATGACGTGACCGGCGCCGGGATTCAGATGTACAACGGGAACAGTCAGTCGCCGAGCGGCTTTACCATCCGCAATAATCTCATTCACGATCTGGCGTCCGCGACCGTCGGTAGTAAACGGCACTGGGGGATTACGGCGTACGGCGCCAATGTCTCGACTGCCGAGATTTATAACAACGTCATCCATCACATTCCCTACGATAGTCCGGATGGCTCTTACGGCATCGGGATCCAATATTCGAGTGGCATCCATATCTCGAATAACACGCTGTACTGGTGCTCGGGGAACGGCATTCATATTCTGCCGTCGACATCCGGCGCGGTGGTGACGAATAACATCACGAATAATATCGCCGGGACCGATGTGCTCGATCAGGGCTCAGGGAATACGCTGAGCTTTAACTGCCTGAATGCGACCGATCCCAAGTTTGTCAACGCGGCGTCCCTGAATTTCAGACTCCTGGCGGCGAGTCCCTGTCTCAATGGCGGGACCACCGTCAGTGTGGTGACGACCGATATTGTCGGGACCACACGCCCGCAGTCCACACAGTACGACCAGGGCGCCTATGAGATGCCGGTGCCGGTCGTCAGTCTCCTGAGCCCGAATAGCGGCGCCGTGGGCGCGACGGTCACGATCACCGGGACGGGATTTGGCCCGACGCAGGGCGCGTCCACGGTCACCTTCTTTAACGGCAAGGTGGCGACGGCGACCGTGTGGAGTGACACGTCGATCACGGTCACGGTCCCGACCGGCGCGACGACGGGCGTGGTGACCGTCACCTGTACCGGCTACGTCAGTAACGGCGTGACGTTTACGGTGACCGGATCGGCGCCGGGGATCACGCTGCTGGCGCACACGATGGCGGGCTCGGGCGATACCTTCAGCGTGACGACGACGGGCATCAATACGGTCGGCGCCGATCTGATTGTCGTCCAGTTGTCGGATCTCCCGCTCGGGGGCGATTTCTGTACGCTGACCGACTCGCAAAGTAACACCTGGACGGCGCTGACGGCGTATACGCAGGCGACGGCGGCGAATTCCCGCTGTCGGCTGTACTACAAGCTGGTGCCGGCGACCTCGGCCAGCCACACCTTCAACGCGACGAGTGTGAACGCGCACTATCCGACGCTCTCGATTCTGGCGTTCAAGGGGGTCGCGAGTTACGACCAGCAAGTCGGCGCGGCGCTCCTCAGTGTGTTGTCGCTGCAGCCGGGGAGTCTGACACCCTCAGCCGCGAATGCGCTGCTCGTGTGCGGGCTGACGATGTACGGCACCTCGTCCACGATGACGGTGGATTCCGGGTTCACCATCACCGATCAGCTGCCGTGGGCGACCCCGCGCATGCCGGCGGCCTCAGCCTATCTGGTCGAGGGGACGGCGGCGGCGGTCAATCCGACGTGGGCGGGGCTCTCGGCGGCGGATCATCTGGCGTCGGCGATGGCGTCGTTTCTGCCGGGGCCGTCCTTAGCCAGCTTGACGCCGAACATTGGCGTCATCGGCACAGCGGTCACGATTACCGGGGTGAATTTCGGTGCGACCCAAGGCGCGTCGACTGTCAAGTTCAACGGCGTCACCGCGACGCCGACATCCTGGGCGGATACCTCGATCAGTGTGCCGGTGCCGGCGACGGCGACGACGGGGAACGTGGTCGTTACCGTGGGTGGAGTCGCGAGTAACGGGCTGAGTTTCACCGTCATTCTCGCGCCGTCGCTCTCGTCCTTGACGCCGAATGCGGGACTGGTCGGGACCTCGGTGGTGATTGCCGGCAGTAATTTCGGCGCGACACAAGGCGCATCCACGGTGACCTTTAACGGCGTGACGGCGACGCCGACGAGTTGGGCGACGGGTTCCATTACGGTCCCGGTCCCGGCTGGCGCGACGACCGGACCGGTCATCGTCACGGTGGGCGGGGTTGCCAGTAACAGCCTGACGTTTACGGTGACGGTCTCGCCGGTCTTGACGTCTCTGACGCCGGATACGGCGCCGGTGACGGCGACGGTCGTGATTGCGGGCGCGAATTTCGGCAGCAGCCAGGGCGGATCGACGGTGCTCTTTAACGGCGTGAGTGCGAGCGTGACGGCGTGGAGTAATACGTCGATCACCGCGATCGTGCCGTCGACCACGACGGGCAATGTGATTGTCACGGTGGCGGGCAACGCGAGTAATTTTCTGCTCTTTACCGTCGTGCCGGCGCCGGCCATTGTCAGTTTGACGCCGCCGTCAGCGGTCGTCGGGACGACGATCACGATTACCGGGACGACCTTCGGGGCGCTGCAGGGGGGCAGTTACGTCACCTTCGCGGGCGTGCTGGCGCCGCCGACGACGTGGAGTGCGACGTCGATCACCGCGCGCGTGCCGGCCGGCGCGTCGACGGGGAATGTCGTCGTCACGGTGGCGGGGGTGGCCAGTAACGGCGTGACCTTCACCTTGATCCCGTCGAACACGATCAACTTTGAATTTCCGCCGTTGGTCTCCTCAGGCAAAGGTGGCGATTCGGTCTTTCTGATGGGCGTCAGCGTCGATCTGATTCCCGCCTATACCCCGCATGCGCGCAGTTTTGTCCTGCGGGCAGTCGACGCGCAGGCGATCGGCGTGCCGCCGGGCGGGTACGAGCACACGAGCGAATCCGCCAATGGCGATTGGACCTATTCCCCGTTGAGGCGAGGCTGATGCCGATCACCTTGCTGTCGCATGCGGGTGCGGTCTCGACGGACACCAACAATGTCACCAGCGGGGCGATCAATACGACCGGGGCGAGTCTTCTGGTGCTGGTCAGCGGGGAGTATCCGGGGACCGGGGCGGCGACCGTCTCCGATTCGGCGAGTAATAGCTGGACGGCGCTGACGACGTATACGGACTCCGCGAATATCCGCGTGATTCTCTGGTACAAGCTGGCGCCGACGACCAGTGCGTCGCATACCTTTACCGTGACGAGCGGGGCCAATCCGCACTATCCGTCCGTCGTGGTGGGTGCGTTTGCGGGCGTGGCGTCCTATGCGTCGCAGGTCTCGGGCAACTTTGGCACCGTGGCGTCGATCCAGCCGGGGAGTCTGACCCCTTCAGCGGCCAATGCGCTCCTGGTGACGGCGCTCGGGCTGGGCGCGACGGCGCTGACGCCGACGATTGATAGTGGCTTCACGATTACCGATACGCTGCTGCACACCTCAAACGCGGTGGGTCATAACCTCGCGTATCTGGTGCAGACGACAGCGGCAGCCGTTAATCCCCTGTGGTCCTATGCGCCGGGCGATTACTCCGCCGTCACGATGGCGGTGTTTCTCGCGGCGGCGCCCAACCTCGTCAGCCTCACACCGAATACCGGTGCGGTCGGATCCTCGACCGTCATTGCAGGAACAAATTTCGGCGCGAGTCAGGGGACATCGACGGTCACCTTGAACGGTGTGGCGGCGACCGTCACGGCGTGGGGAGACACGTCCATCACGATCACGGTGCCGTCGACCACGACCGGTGCCGTTCAGGTCAACGTGCTCGGGATGGCGAGTAATACGCTGACCTTTACGGTCAGCGGCGGGGCGGGAACGATCAACTTTGAATTTCCGCCGTGGCGGTGGGCGCGCTCGGGCACCTCGGTCACGATTGTCGGGGTGTCGACGGCGTTGATTCCCAACTACACGACCCATCAGCGGTGGTTTGTGCTCAACAAGGCGGATGCCGCAGCGGTGGGGGTCATGCCGGGCGGGTACGAGCACATTGGCGAAGCGGCCAATGGCGACTGGATTTACGCGCCGATGTGGCGCGCCTAGACGATCGGTGAATCACGCACGCGCGGAGAGGGCGCGTGGCCGTTTGTTGTTGGTGTGAGGGGGAACTGGTCCGCGATCGGGCGCTGGACGGACCGGCGAAGGAAGCCCGGTACGTCTGTCAGCGGCCGGAGTGTCGGACGCGACAGTTGACGTTTGCGGTCCAAGGCGAGCGCCCGAATCGCGACGGCAAGCGGGTCAAGGGATATTTGTACCTGCCGTCTCCTCGGCAGGTGGAATTCCACGAACAGGGCGCGCTGCATGTGCTGTTTGGTGGCGCCGCTGGTCCCGGCAAGTCGTACGCCTTGCGCTGGGACGCCTACCAGCGGTGTCTGAGAAACCCCAACTACGAAGCGCTCCTGTTACGCCGGACGTTTCCGGAACTGCAGAAAACCCACATGCGGCGCGCGGCCAGAGAAGCGCCCTGGTTCGGCGCGAGCTTTCTGGCTTCAGAACACGTCGTCAAGTTCCATAACGGGAGTCTCCTGGAATTTGGTCACTGCGACACCGATGCGTCGGTCAGTAAGTACCTGTCATCTGAATACGATTGGATTGGCTTTGATGAACTGGTGACGTTTGAGCCCGACATCGCGTTTGAAATCATGTCGCGCGCACGGACCAGTACGCCGAACCGGTCCGCGATTATCAAGGCGGGGAGTAACCCCGGCGGAGTCGGTGCGTTGTGGGTGCGTGACTTTTTCATCACGCAGACGCCGGACCTGGATCGGTATCCCCGGTACGACGCGTCGCAGTGGGCGTTTGTGCCGGCGAAGCTGGACGATAACCCGTACCTCGATCCTCGGTACGAGACCGGGACGCTGGCCAATCTGACCGAAGCCCGGTACCAGCAGCTGCGGCATGGGGACTGGTACGTCTTTGACGGCCAATTTTTTTCGAGCTTCAGCGAAACCAAGCATGTCGTGTCGATTGCGCCCGATCCGAAAGCGCTGTGGTTTTGCTCGCTGGATTGGGGCTTTGCCGCGCCGGGCTGTTGTCTCTGGTGGGTCTGTCTGCCGGACGGGCATTTCCTGGTCGTGGATGAACTGAAGTTTCGGGAAACGACCGTCAAAGACGTGGCCCGACTGATTCTGGCGAAGTGTCGCGACTGGGGACTCAAGCGCTGTCCGCAGGTGTGGGCGGATCCGGCGATGTGGCAGCGGATGGGACAGGTGGGGGAGTCGATCGCCGAAACCTTCCAGCGGTACCGGGTGCCGGTCACGTCAGCCAACAATGACCGGCTGAATGGCTGGCAGCGCGTGCAGGAAATGCTGCGGCCGGCTATTGACGGGATGCCGTGGCTCCTGGTGCATCCGCGCTGTCGCTATCTCATTCGGACGATTCCCGCAGCGGTGCGGAGTGAAACCGAACCGGAAGATGTCGATACGCACGGGGACGATCACGCGATCGATGCGCTGAGGTATGGCGCGATGAGTCGACGGAGGTTTCTCGATCGGACGCCGCCGCCTGTCTATCAGCCGGGGACGGTGGGCGCAATGCGCGAGTCGATGCGGACACCGACGCGGCATGTCTTGGGTGAGTCGAGTACGCGGAGGCAGGTCGCATGATCCCGTTCAGCGGGCAGCCGCAGCAGTCCGATCCGGCGACCGTGCCGGCTGAGCCTGGGCAGGATAGTTATCAGCCGGGCCAGCCGATCGCGATGACCCAGGACCAGCTGGGGATCTGGATGGGCCGGATCGAGCGGGCTCGTGCACGACGCAAGCTGGTCGAGGACGAGTGGCAGAAAAACCTGGATGCCTATCAGGGCGTGCCGCTCTCGGAGCGCCCGTCGAAGGATTGGGTCAACCCGAATACCGATTTTGCGGATGTCGAACAGAAAAA